TTTGTCCATTCTGAACCCTTTCCACTTTTATGCTCTGAATAACGACGACTTACATCATCTGTTTTTCCGACGTACCACTTTCCATGCTCCAGCTGAAGAATGTAAAGTGTCGACATTTTCGATTGAAAAATAGAATTTGAATGTCCTCCAAATCCATTTTAAGCAAGAAGCTTTGCTGTTTGAAATGCTTTGTAAACAACATTTGGTTGGAGTGGATACCACTGTTTCGTGATTCCATTAACTTCCAGCGCAACAGGCTTAAGCTTTGTTTGCTTTTTCAATTCACTTACAAATTTTCTACGCAGAAAGATTGGATTTTGAACTGTTGTAATTTTGAACTCATTTTGAAGACAATCTACATTGTTAAATGTATCGTATCGTCTACTAATAAACGCTCTATCTGCGGTATAGCCCCATCTATAATAGATGCTGTAGTCGCGCCGAACGCTAACTACGAAGAACTGACTATACCCCATTCCTATTGATATAAAAAGACACATTGCGTGAATAAATCCGTTTTACCAAACTCCACCCGCATAGACACCCGGGTGATTAAATCCACCGCCATGAGATGCGGCATGATATCCAGCAGGTCCACCCACTCGTGGATGTAAACTTCCACCTCCATTCATTCGTTGGTTTCGTTGAACAGCTTCTTCATAGTCTCGATCATCCTTTCGTGCGATCGGTAGAATTCGTTCCAAACATTCCCGTGATCCATCAAACTCCTTTTCAATTTGAGCCATTCGTTGCTCTTCATAGATTTTAATCCGATCAACTTCTGCCTTGTGGTCCGCAATTGCAGGACCTGTGTATCCTCCCATAAATCGAGAATTGTTGTTGGTGTGTCGTTGCTGGATCTCCTTTTTCAATTCATCAATTGCCTTCTGCTTGTATTTGGGAAGTTTTGATTTCGCATACTTCTCATCTTTTTTCCACCGAACTTCATCGCATTTCTTTTGATACATAGCATCGATGGAAGTCACTTGTTTTTCATACATTTCCTGACACTGTTGTTCAGTGAATCCAGCAGGAAAATAAATTTCATGCTTGATTCCAAATTTAGGTGTACGACCTTTCCAATAATACCTCTCCATTTCTTTGAAGTTAAAAATTGATTTGATTTACAATTCCGTTTTATTTCTTCGAGAAGAACCGATTGTACAAATGTTTCATTTCAGCATAAGGTTCTGCATATTCCATATTGGTTTCCATCCATTGTTCTACAAAACGTTTTACAGAGTCATTGTGATACTCAAACACAATTTCCAAGAATTTGGTCATACCAAGACAGTCATATTCGCCAATTAGATAATCCAGTGGATCTTGAATAACCTCATGAAAATCTCCTTTGTAAGGATGTTCTACTTTTTGAAATGCATAATGCACACATGTATCGTGACTTTCTTTTTTAAACATTTCAACAAACATTTTTATACGATCCAATTTTTTGGAATAATATGGGATATCGTCATTTATATTTTTTAATTCTTCACTATACAGCTTATCGTGTGCTTCCTCGAGCTTCTTGTATACTTCTGTACTTTCTTTTTCCAATTGTTGATGACGATCTTCGAGTTCTTGAACAAGTTTACGAAGCTCTTCCATTGTAGTACAATTAAAAATTGATTTGATTTACAATTCCGTTTTATTCCCAAGTAATCATAAATTTTACCATTCCATGTCCATCAGGACCTTCGGGTGAAAAGACCATAACTACTTCAAATCCGCCTAGAAGCTTATTTTTCATTCGTTCCAAAGCCGCATCTGCAACTTTTTCGTGGCAGAAAACTTCCTTAATGTATTTATTGGTTCCCGGAAAGAACTTAGCGTTGTCATATGCTTCAGCACACGTTGTATTTGCAATTTCAGCACCACCTACAAGGTACGCCTTCTTAAACATGTCAACGGTATAACTGCTCATTTTAGTACTGGTTGAAAAATGTGATTTTTCACAATCCATTTTTCAGTAATATCCATCCTCCATTGCTCTCTCGCACTGATGGCACGACGCACACATTCCGCGGCGTCCAGTTGGTCCGGTATACTTACCGTGACAGAACGGGCTTGCCCCGCAATATGGGGTCTTGTAACGCCTCCAACCCCGTTGGATTTTGCGTGCAGCCCAGTTCATTTTGTACACTATCTTGTGATCTTGAAAGTAAAAAATCCATTTTTAGGACCAGTCAACTACGATGTAACCATTGTTCAATTCAATAATGTCTACATCTAGAAGTAATTCGCTAAGTCTGTCGATTACTTGATTTACAAACGAAATCGACATCCCCTGTGGAATCAAATATCGATATCCGCGTCCACCAGATTCATGAGTTGCTATAATTTGACAATAAATGTAATCTGCAGTCTTTTCAGGCGTAGGCCTGGCAAAGAATCGCTCCATAGTATACTCTTTGTTCAAAAAGGTCAAGTTGTTTTCGTTTTTTACAGAAGTGTGGACAAGAATTCATATTCTTCCCGACGAGCATTTGTTAACCTATTCTCTGCAAGGAGACACTTGGTGTTCATATCATCAACATCTTTTTCATGATAAACAAGTTTTTTCTCAAGCTTCTTGCGATCGAGTTCAATAATTTCGATATCCATCTCATGTGCCTTCATGAACTCGTACGACATTCCCACTACCATATTCCTGTAAGACTGAATCTTAGCTTCGATATTTGCTTTCAGTTCATCAGTGATCTTCAGCTTCTCTCGGAGTTCAGTTTTGATAACTGTGAACTCTACGAGAGCTTGATCAGTGCTGCGACGAAGTTCGTAAAGAGTCTCCATGTCGTATTTTAACAAGTCTCATTTTTGAATAAAAAAAGTCCATTTTAAGGCAAAAACCCTTTCGGGCCTTGTTTTTCTTTTTTTTGTTTTTTAATCCTCCGGATAATAGAGGTCCTGATCGCTGGGATCCAGTGCCTCGATGAGCTCCGTCAGCTCCTCGCGCTGAGAAAACAGCTTCTCCCACTCCGCCTGGTGAAAGGCGTTGAGGTCCTTGTGGTGTGCGATGAACTCACGGTCCTCGCGCTTGAACCCAAAGGTGTTCTTGCAGTCTTCGTAGCGCTCCTTCTGGAGCTCGTAGTGTTCCTTCTGGAGCTTGTTGTGCTCCGTCATTTTCTTGTCGATGTCCTCCCTCTCCTTGAGGAGGTTGTCGAGGCCGATCTTGTCGGCGATGATGAACAGGATCTGGTTACGCTTCTCCTCAGCGTCCTCGAGCGGCTGCTCAAAATCCTCAGCCTGCTCCTTGAGGCGTTCGATCTGCTCCTTGAGCGCATCGATCTCCTTCTTCCAGTTCTCTGGCTTCCCTGCCCCGGCTCCTACCGGGTACGAATGCGGGTTCGCCATCATCGCCTCGAGAGTCTTCACCTGCTCTTGGTGAATCGAGATATACCCGACGACTCGATGCTTCTCATCCTTGATTGCCTCGACCTGGGCAGTAAGCTCAGAAAGCTCACGGCGCAAATCGATCATCTCCTCCTGCTCCTTCATGATGGTGTTCATCTTGCGAGTGCGGGTTGACATTGTTGTGTTAGAATCTACTAGTTTGATTTAAAAATTTCCGTTTTGCGTTGTTCTCTTTAATTTTGAGACATATGGTTTGAACAAATGGGTGATACAGAATTTGCCAAAGTCCACCTTCGCGAACACTTAGGAGGACTTATTGTTCCTCCTATCTCAGAAGGTATTTGGAGCATTTATACGTCTTCGAAGGAACTTTGTGAACGCAACGGTCAATCTGATCAGATTCTTCGTACGTTTCAAAACATGTTAACACGTATTCCGGATTGGACGGATGCAACTCTTGCTACGGAAGTTGAACGAATCATCAAAGTATCCAAGTGCACATATCTCGATGATCTTATTATGGGTGTATTCATTGCATACATGAAGTCCTTTGCGTCTCTTCATTATCGTGGAAATTCATCTCAAATCAAGATTGAATTTGAGAGACCGAGTGTTGCCAAATTCATCCATGAATTGTACAAGCATTCAGCCCGTAAGCTTTGGCAAGTTGCTTACCTTTTCCGTACATATGGTGTGCCGTCCGAACAACAGGCACGCAATCGTCAAGAAATTGAGCGAATCATTTCAGAGTGTATGGAACAGGTAATTCGTGCATTCCTTCCCTGGGAAGCTATTGCAAAGAACTATTTTGTGGAAACCCCCACGGATGTTCCGGTTGTTCACCAGGAAGAACCTGCGATGAAGAGTGTCACATTCGAAGAAGAAAACGATGAAGATGATGAAGAGGAAGAGGAAGAGCACGAAGACGAAATTCCTCCTAAGCTCACACTCTCTGAGGAAATTGGAAGTATTGAAGTTGAAGATCTTGACAAGCCTCAGGAAGTTGTTATCCCTGAACTCGATCCTCTTAAGGAGATTGAAAACAAGGCAACGGAAGGTGAAGCCCTCGTTCTAAATCTTTAAAGAATTCCCAGAAAGTTCAAACAAATGATGATGATCATTGCATCGATGGCTGTGGCCCTTGTCTCGTTTATCGTGTATGCTCTTGAACGTCGTTCCAAACAAGAACCCATTGTTTGGGAAGATGCTCTGAAGCTCAGCCTTTTTAGTGGAGTAATCACATCGGGAGTCGTGTTTGCGTCGACCGCAGATGTGCCTGTTATTACAGAAACTGCTGCTGTTGTGAGCGAAGTAGCTCAGGATATGTTTGTCGGAAGTCCTAGTTTTTAAACATCAATTGTTAATGCAATTTCTCCCATTGGAACGCTCTGAGTTTCATAAATCATTTTTAGATTAACTAAATCTTTGCGAGGAACGGCTGTATCTTTGCAGTATCTCGAAATCGCCTTATAAAGTGTGAATCCATGGTATCGATCATGCTGAGGATCTTCTTTTCCAAACAGAATAGAAGTTCCATCATCAAGACTTAACCATTTTTTGAACAGAATGAATACGGGATTGCGTGCATATTCTTCGTGAGAAGGCCCATTCGGGAAAAAGTCCCAGAAGAGAGACGTTGCCAGTCGTACCAAATCAAACGAAGGATTCGGTTTGACTTCCGGATATTTGGAAATATAGAATGGAGGATAATTGTATTGTCCACCCGCTTCGTCGTTTACCGAGAAATGATCGCTCATAAAGAACTTGGAATCTTTCATTCCTGTAATGCGAATCGATGTAATTCCACGCTCAAAATCAATGATCTTAATCAGGTATCCGTACGTAGGAACCTTGTACAGGATACCTCCTAAATTGTAATAGAAAAACTCCTTGTCCGTAGGAACATACAGGATATTGTTGGAATGAAGATCATTGTGAACAAAACCAAAATTACGCTGAGCAAAGGCTAATGCAAACATTACCTGCGTTAACCATGCCAGACGCTTGTATTCATCTTCTTCACGCGTCATCAAATCGTATAAAGTACCATCACATTGTTCCATTACAGTGATCTGTACAGGAACATTTGAAAAAGATGCCCACGCAAACGGGCCTCCTTCTTCTTCAGGTTCTTCATCCATAATTTCACGATCATCTTCATCGCAATCACACGATTCAATGTTAAAAATATAGGATGTAGAAACTGATGAATTCTCGCTTACTTGAGATGTGGCATCGTCTATTTCGGACGACAGCATATTAATGTCCGCCATTTCAGATTCAACATGCTCAGTTTTAAGTTCTTCTACATCTCCAAGTTCAGTATCTTCCCCTAATTGAACTGTAACTCTTGCAGAACGAGTGTGTGAAAAGTCACGACTCTCTTCTTTCGATCTATCTACCAATTTGAGCTCAAACGTCTTTCCAATGTTTTGAGTAAACCAGGGACGCTGACAAAGTTCTTCATAATCGTCCGAAATATCAATCGTATGATTGTTTGAAACTCCGGTAAATACGCCATAAACTTTCGGGAAGTGCTGGCACCCCGATTCGGAAAGAACAGCAGAAATAAGAGACCCTATATATGCAGCATTGTGAGGAGTTTGAAGCTTGTCGTGAATTGTTTTGGCTTGTTCGTTTGTTGTTGGAAGACCAAGAGATGTTCCATAATCTCCCTGCATCCACTTGAACGGACTCAGTACCATCGTCTTTTTCACATACACTTTCTGCTTCTGTGTCAGTCCATTCACTGTAATTTCATCTTTGGATGGGAGAACCGATGTAATTTGGTTTTGAAGTTTGAGACCGTATTCGTGAGAAAAGTTTAAAGATTCAGTCTTAAAAAGACACTCAATAGGTGGAAAATAGGGTTGAAGATGTTCAAGTCCCCAATGAATTCTTGCCGTTGATTGAATGACTGAAAGATCCTTGTATCGTTGAAGTGAGAGAGCAGTAGGTGAAGTTCGTAGTTCACTGCTCGCGTTCTGTTTCCGTTTGACCATCTTATACAACTATGTTACTTCAAAACTAAAAACTTTGCGCAAATATAATGGCGACACTCGCACAAGTGAAAGCCCAGGGACAAGCTTCTTTAGCCGATCAATCAAAGAGGAACGAAGCTATTCAAATGGCTACTCTTCTTACAACAATTGACGTTTTTGTTGAAGGACTAGCAGAACGTCTAGAAAATCCAAACAAAGCTGGAATATTTGGATTTGGATCACCTGCTCCTCCTGCAAAGGATGATGTAAATTATGATAAATGTGTGGCATCAATTCAATCTAAAATTGGAAACGCTCTTCGTTTTCGTGATGCATTTGGACCTGCTCCATCCCAATATTCGAAAGCAAAAACAGTACTAGACAGAATGGCTCCTTCAAAAGAGCCGAAACTTAAGTATGACAGCAAAAAGATAGAATTCTTATATGAATTTATGACATTATTCTCTGATTTGTCGCAAGGAAATCAGTTAGAATGCAAGCCGTATCAACGACTTGTGAATTTATTCATGAAGTCCACTTCAGGTGAAAAGTATAAGTTTGATTATGATGCTCTCTATACAGAGTTAAGCAGAATCCTGCGCAAAGTTCAAGATCCAGCTGAACAAGCAAAGATTAATGAAATTGTTGAAATGGCTAAAACTGAAGCTCTCCTATCTGAGAAACAAAAGTTACCTCCAGTCCCGTTTCCTAGTTCAATTCCTGCCACTCCTGTTAAACTTGAAGAACCCGTTGCTAATGTTGCCCAAACAGATATTGATGCAGTCCTAAAAGGGTCATACCCATTCCCTAAGTTTTCAAACAATGATATGATGAAAATAACAGGGATTGCTGGAAAATTAGCAAGTGACCCACTGGTTATTAAGAAAGCCCTAAACATGACCCAAATCCGCGATCTAGCGAAATTTAAATATTTACAAGCCAAGTCTCGTTCTATGGGTGGTCGTAAAAAGACCTACCGCAAGAAGAGAGTGCTACGTAAAACGCGAAAAATGCGCCGCGTGTAAATTCTTTTTGTAGGAATAAGATGAACTTTAATATCAAGAAATTTAACATTGAAACCATTCGAGATCGGTGTGAGATCGATTCGCGAAAATCTCCAATGATTGTTGTGATTGGAAAGAAAGATACGGGGAAATCGTTCTTAGTGAAGGATATCCTTTACAATACTCAAAATTGTTTTCCAGTAGGGACTGTAATTTCGGGTACAGAAGTTGCCAATGAGTTTTTCCAGCACATGGTTCCTTCTAAGCTGATTCACGACAAGTACAAGCCTGACATTGTAATGAATACAATCAAACGTCAGCTTGCTGTAAAGACTCATCGCAATCAAGATAAGAATAAGAGTGGTGGAAACTCAAACGTAGATCCTCGTGCGTTCCTGATCCTCGACGACTGTCTGTACGATGCAACGTGGATTCGTGAAGAATCAACTCGTTACGTATTTATGAACGGTCGACACATTGATTTGATGACGATCATTACTATGCAGTATCCGCTCGGCATTACCCCCAATTTGCGAACCAACGTTGATTTTATATTTATTCTGCGCGAGACTATGATCAATAACCGTAAGCGTATTTACGACAATTACGCAGGTATGTTTCCCACATTTGAAATGTTCTGCCAATTCATGGACCAATGTACTGAAAATTATGAGTGCCTAGTAATTTGCAACGGTGTATCCTCGAACAAATTGGAAGATCAGGTGTTTTGGTACAAAGCATCTGAGCATCCGCCGTTTAAGTTATGTGATGATACACTGTGGGTAGACAACAAACCCTTCAGCAGTGCTATGCTGGCACAGGATGAATTTGATCCCCTGGCAATGAAGAAAAAGAACAACAGCCCCTGGGTTCATGTAAAAAAGAGTAATTAAAACGGATTTTTGTAAACCAAACTCATGAATTTCAAGCAAGCTGTATACAGGCTTGCTGGATTGACAGATTTGCGACTATTTGGTAAATAGAAAGGAGACGTCTTGGAGAACATGGAGGTGTTCACAATATACTGCGAAGGAGGGGCAGTATAAGGCTAGAGCTTTAGCGAGGAAGAGCTCTTACGTTGTGCATAAGGATGGGATGTACGACTCAGACAATTAGCGGGCCCGCTAATTTTTTGATTTAAAGATCACGAGGCGCACCACCTTCCGCGGGGTGGACATTGGTGGCAATTGCATCAGAAAGCTCCTGAGTATCAGCAGCGCCTGTATCTTTCTTCTCATCTTCAACTGCCTTCTGCTGACGCTTCTTGTTCTCCTCACGCTGGGCTCTGATCTTTTCAGCCTTCTCTTCCTCGAAGAAGATATCACGATTGACCTCGTTCTCCTTGTACTTGCGCATGAGCTCGTTGAGCTCCTTCTCGGCATACTCAACTTCAGGCATCATGTGCTCAGACGGATCCCAGGGGAGCCACGCACCAACCTTACCGATGTAGAGATTGTCGTGGGGGTAGCGCTTCTGCATGACTCGGGCAAACGTTTGGCACTCCTCAAGATTTCCAAAGACGCGACGAACCTTGACACCGCGAACATTGGTGTGAAACTCAACCTTCTCACTAAACTGACTCTCAAGATCCTTTTCGTTCTTGAGGAGGAAAACCTGCCACTTCTCGTGGACATCGGTCTTGCGAATAGACTCATTGTGAACCTTACGGAAATCCTCGAGATCCTTGAAAAGATCATCGACCTTCAGGTTGTACTTCTTCGCAAGGAAGGCCACATAATTGTTCATTCCTTCAATCTTCCAATCATACTCAAGCCACTCAATAAACTTCTCATTCATAAACTGTTCCTTCTGCTTGATCACCTTTTCGGGAGAGATAAAGGAGATGATGCAGTAGCGCTGAGTGGGAATTTCGGGGTCCTCTTCGAGGTAATCAATGACCTCACCATTGTCTTCAGTCTTCGGTAGAGTTTCACGGGGCATTTATGAATAGTACAGGTTGTATCTTAAAATAGTTTACGAACGACTTTTGCGTCCACCTACTGTAACTCCAGTTACTGGTGTTCCATCTTTATTCTTGACCTTGTCAAGTGCTTCTTTTAAGTGAATATTTGTGAATTCACCAGCCTTTGCAGCTTCATCAATAACAGGCCAGGCATCTCTCACAATCGACATATTATCGAAATCGGGGTTCTTGGACTTAATCTCCTTTACAATTGCACGGAACTTGTCTTTGTATTGTCCAATATCATCCGACGATATCTTTTCCTCGGGTTCAGCACGTGTTACTTCTTTTATCGCATCTTGAAGAGGTTTGACAATTGTATCCTTTACAACAGACTGAGCAGGTCTTACAGTTTGGACAATTGGGGACACCCACTCACCCTGAATGAGATCGATCAGGAAAAATCCACGAATTAGGAAGTTGAGAGTTACGAATACATAGGCAGCGATCGATTCGGGTTTGCGATCAGCATACGATGTTAGGTAAATTTCAAGAATCATTCCACCTACAAGCAGAACAATGATTAAAAGTTTGTAGGATGCGCTGAATGAACTAGTGGATGTCAAGTATAATAAAAACATAACGGTCAACCCGTTCAATACTTGAGAGGGTATGATGTATTTTTCCTCCATCGTTTTATCACTGAGTTCACTGGCCTGGAAAATTCCAAAACCAGTTAATACAGTTCCAAACATAAAAAACACAAACGTTATCAGGCTTACCATGTTTTTCGCAAAATCAGCCATTTGTTACTTTAGTATTGGGAATACATTTCATCTAAAACGGAATAGTTAAAGAGGAACCTTTTGAATATTAAAATGGAGAAGACTTGTGAAGTATGTCTCAAAGAAGAAGAGCATAAACAGTTTGTTTCAACAGTTAAAATCTTAAATTTAGAAAAGAAGAAATGGCGAATTTGTGATATGTGCTATAGACATCTTACGGGACGAAAATATATAATTCATTATTTGGAATCCGAACTTCCCAGTGGAGAATTTGATAAAAATTATCAAGAATTTAAATGTGTAAAACCGTTTGAGTATTACGAAAAGGTAAAAAATACTGTTAAACCTATACAGTAGTATTGGGACTGCATTTTCCAATTCCTAAAGTTTGTTGCATCATAATTGGGGCTTTACATCCTACACACGGACACTGCTGATGTTCAAAACCTAATATATGTCCAATTTCATGTGATACCATATATTGTCGATAATCGTCTAATGACAGTTTACTTGCCTTGGAACCATGAAACCAGCGATCTGCATTAAGATACATGTTTTTTCCATGAAGTTCTGCACAGGATAAATTGTTTGGAAGTCCACATTCGCTTTCAACTGTGGATGGAGACGCTAAACGAATTAAAACATCTTCATTAAAATGCACGGGTTCAAAGAAGTACCCTTTCGAAGACCATCCATTTGGATCATTTAAATATGCAGTAACGTAAAATTCAATTTGAGCTGGAAATCGTATGTTGTACTTGATTCGAACATCGTCATCCACAAGCACTCGGATTTTATAATGATGTTTCATTATCTACTTTAAGTATAAAATGGCATCGGTTCAAACTACTGGTATTGTTGTTCTTGCTGCATTCTTACTTGCACCCGGAGTTCTGCTTTCAATCCCTCCGGGTCCCAATAAAAAGTGGTTTCTCGGAGGGCAAGTAACTTGGACAAACGCGATTGTTCATGCTCTCGTGATTGGCGCAATAGTATATTACTTTGCTCAATAATTTCTCTATAGAGACTTATAAAATGCCGGAAGCTAAAACTGTTGCCCCTGGACTTGATATGGGTGATATCTTCTCTCGTGTTGTGAAGTATGCCTTTGAAGGCCTCGCTGTTGCGATCGCGGCCTACGTTCTCCCTGGAAAGACTCTTAAGATGTCTGAAATCGGCATGATCGCGGTCACTGCTCTTGCCACATTTGCCATCCTTGACATCTATGCCCCTAGTGTTGGGGCCTCTGCTCGCACGGGTGCTGGCTTTGGTGTCGGCGCTGGTCTTGTTGGTTTCCCTGCGTAAATCCACATATAGATCTAACTTTTCCTCTTTGAATAAACGTTTTCCCACATTTACAAACACAAAACAGCCCCTTAAGTGTAGTCTTACAACTAAGGCATTGTATTTCCATTTAGTTCTTCACGTATAAATTTACCTAATGAAGGAGAAGATCCCAAAAGCATTGCGAGAACAAGTTTGGGTTTCTCACGTGGGTAAAAAATTTGAAAGCAAGTGTGTAGTTCGCTGGTGCAAAAATAGGATTACCGTTTTTGATTTCCAAAGTGGTCACAACATCCCCGAAAGCAAAGGAGGAGCTACTGACATATCAAATTTGCGACCTATCTGTTCACGCTGCAACTCGTCTATGAACGATACGTATACAATTGATGAGTGGGAAGAGCTTAGCAAGCCCACTTCAAAATGGAAACTATTTATGCAGAAGTATAACTGTTTTAAAAAATGCAAGCCGTCCGCTACGAAGGAAAATGGTACAAAATCGTGCCAAAGTCCTACGAACCGGAACGTCAAACATTCGAAATTGCATGGCATCTTATCCGCGAACCACTTGTTGCCAAAGAAGAAGCGTACAGGAGGTGGTTCAAAATTGAACAAGAAAACGTGAAAGTTTTGTATCCGTCGTTTCGTAAAGATGAGCCTAAGTAGCATCGGACTTACAATTGGACTAGTTCTAATCACAACTGTTGCAGCTTTTTTAATTTATTACCTAGTTTGGGGGATAGTTCCAGGGGCTAGTGTAATGTCTGTAACAGAGCCTCCTATTCAGGCAAATGGGCTGGACGACAAGCAAGCTAAGTTCATGTTTTTTTACACAACTTGGTGTCCATGGTCCAAAAAGGCTCAGCAGCCCTGGGCATCCCTCAAAGAAGTTCACAAAAATACACCCAAAACGTATGGAGGAACGACTGTACTGTTTGAAGAAGTGAATGCTGAAAATGAGAAAGGCAAAGCTGCCCTCTACGGAATTAAAGGATACCCCACGTTCAAACTTGAAACCAAAGACAAAGTTTATGAAATGCTAGGAAAGCCCAGCGTCGCTTCTTTCCGTGCTTTTCTCATCACCGTTCTTGGCAAGGAATCGGCGTAATTGAACCCTGCCCGTTTCTAAAATTTCGTCGACATTTACTTCATCAATAAGAGTTGTGCTGAACAGTTTGGGATGAAACAGGGATACTGTAGAATGATCTTTTTGTGCGTTATAAAACTGGGTCATTGTCATCAAATACAGATTTCCAATGTACTCCAGCGGTGATATACTTTCGATATTGTCGGGGGTCATTATTTTTGCATTCTGTTTCTTCAAATTCAGGATCAGTGTTGTATCATCTTTTGGAACTAATTTTGAAATTGCAGGGCTAAACATGTCTCCGTCCACATAAAGTTGATCATAAAGTGCCTGAGGACGAAACACGCCAGGAATACAGCAAGAACATCTCAGGGCAGATAGGACAGAAATGTCATTCGAAAACAAGGTTGGTATTCCTTTTGTGATGTTTGAGGATACAATGTACAAAGGCATTTGTGCGTCTTTCAGCAATTTGCCTTTTATTTCCAATCCCGCTTCTTGAAAAAAATCGATCAGCAGCTGCTCAAAGGCGTCCATTTCATACATTCCTTTTGTGGACAACGATTTTGCCATTTGAGCAAAATTTGGTTTGGGAGCTATCTTGTCAAACACCAAATACTTCTTTAAAAGAGGTATTGTATTTTCAATAGGAAGACCAAATGCGACATATGTAGCAAGAATAGAGCCAATTGAAGATCCATAAATTCCATCCGGAAAAAATAGCGGTTGTCTGCTTGAAAGTTCTTGAAGAGCCCCAATGTGGAGAATGCCCTTTGCTCCTCCGCCGCCCAATGCGAGTCTGCGAAATACAACAGACATTCTTGTATTAGAATAAGTTAGAATGCTGAGAGCACGTGACGTATGGGATGAACAAGAAGAACGAAAGAACAATCGTATGGCCGCCATGGGTCCTGTAATTGCCCAAATTGAGGCAAAAATTCGTCAGCAGGCCGTTCACAATTCAAATGCTCCTTACATTTTGTTTGAAGTTCCAACGTTTGTATTCGGGTATCCACTTTATTCACTAAAAGAAGCATTGGAATACTTGGTTACCGAATTTGCAAGAGCAGGATATTGGATTTGGGTTGTTGATACAAAGTACTTATTTATTTCGTGGTTGAAACCCGTGAAAACTCGAGATTTGGGAAAACCCATTCTTGCAACGAATTATCGACCCATGGTTTATGATCCATCAACACTAGCATTCATGAACAACTCTTCATAAAATTAGTTTTAATCTACAACTTTAAACGAGAAGAAAATGGATTAGTCGACCGAATGAGGTATACCGCTCCATAAAATGACGACACGCGGTATAATTTCTATTCGGCATAAAGGCAAATATTACGTATGGTTTGAAGAATATTCTGCATTTATCGAAGATTTAGGTGTTCAACTTGTCCTTCAATGGAGAAAGCTGACGTCCGAAGATATTGAAAAACTCAAACAAAATTTGGAAACAATTGAATCTCGATGGCGTTCTATGATAGATTATAGGATCTTTTCAAGCTTTAAGTATTTGGTTTCAAACGTTAGACCAG